CTTCTAACCGGCAAATTACGTTCGTATACTTATGTTTCATAACACTTAATATAAGATATTCATTTGGAATTAACAACCTTTATTTCAACGTTTAAGCCTTGTTCTTTGAAATAAATAGCCATTTCATGTAAACGAGACTCTGTACCGGAAAGTATTTTGCAATGACCTCGTTCATGAGCTAGATTTGCAACTTGACCGGCCTGCATTGACGGTATCATTAAAACGCTTTCCAATACATGACACACGAATTCATATGTGTTGTAGTCATCATTGATAAGGTGTAATTCGTATTTAGCTTTTTTTGGCATCTCGACGCGTTTTAACTGCATGTGCCTTGTTGATTCGCTCTCGTAGTTTCATTAACTCAGCGCATCGTTCATATTCTTCAGATGTCTGATAATATTCCACGAACTTGTCAATTAATTGCAATTTCTTTGAAGTGGTGAAGCCTTTAGGCCAAGGACTACGATGGGTCGTTAGCAGATAATAGGCTTCATCCATTGTTACTCCGAGATACTCGTTCATCACTTGTATTTCATGGCAATTAAATCAGACTCGGTGGTGGTGAGAATTGGATCGGTTAAGTTCATACGAGACACAACCTCTTGCGCTTTCTTACGAAGATCTTCCACTCCATAGTTGTTAGATACGTCAACCACTTTCACCAATTCTCCTTTAATGAAGTAAAGAAGTTGATTACCGCTACGGGTACCTTTAACGGCTAAACCAAATTCACCAAATTTTACGGCATGACTAATACGACTCATAACTTTTTAATTTTTATTTCTTCTTAATACTTAAAGATAAGACCTTTTTCTCAAAGCACCAAGACTTTTTTTACTTTTTTTGTAAATCTTTTTCAAGTTTTTTTCGTAACTGCTGAATCCTGGAAAGTACTAGGCTATTGTCTATTTGAGTCGTGGTGGTATGTACTCGATCGCGGGATGGCAACACCATCGCAGATACTTGAGGACCGGTATCATTGTCCATTACATAGGATGGGGTGCGTCTTGATTCCACTTGAGATGTGGTGCGAATCGTTTTTGTATGAAGACTAGCAGCATCTCTTTCAATTTGTGTTAGGATATCTAACACTTCTCGCTCTTTGGCAAGTAAATTATTTGTGCATTCGCTCTGATTGTCTAGAACCATTTTGTTGAGTTCATTGACTCTAACTGATAGATCCTGTATCTCTGTTTTTTGGCGTTTCACTTTGGCTGTTAACTCGTCAGTGTCGTGAGTCAATGAAGAAACAATATTCGGGCCAACGGATATCAAAGTTATCGTGAATAAAAGCAATAACAAAGCCAATATTCGTTGACCCGGAGTGAATTTACCTAGTATATCAGATATGTATTTAAACATTGTTAATCCAATGTTAAAAGATATTTCAATTTATTGAACTCTGCTAACACTTCGTCTCTAATATTAAGTAGATCCGTATCCATACTAGCATCGAATTGTTCTGTCAATCCAACTAACCAATTAATTGAAGATGAAATGAATTGATTAAGATCCAATGCACTTGAATTCTTAAGCTCAATTGCTCCGCTATCACCAGAGAAGCCAACGCGACCATACTTTCCCATGTACACTTCTACCATACGATCGATTAAATCATCTAAAGCATCATAAATACCACCGTAGGCTTGGTGACGTGAATACTTCTTTGTTTGCCAATGTAAAACGCGGAATTGGTTTTGCATTTGCATAAGAGCTACCATTAATTGTTCTTTCATCTTGTTGTTTTCTTTACTAATAAATATCCTTGTCCTTCTAACACCTGGCGTAATACCTCTTCGGGTATCTGAGGTTCTGCAGGTATAGCAATCATTTTATTTGGCTTTGGATCCTGTGGTTGTACTAAAGGCATTAATTTTATCATAGTATAATACGTTTTTCTAATCGGAAAGCTTGAGTCAATCCTAGATACTTGGCTTTGAAGTCCCCTTGGGCATCAGAATCTAGTTGCTCCCATTTTGCTCGCTGGTCCATTATGTGTTTAGCTAAATGTGGCCAATCAATAGTTAAAATTTTTCGCTCAACTAATTCATAGTGCTCGATCAATTGTGCATAGTCTCGAGCTAAAAAGTCCCATTCAAAATGCACTATCTCAGTTACACCGAATTCGTCGATCCAGTCAATGCAAAAGTCCGTTCCATATTTACGTCTTGTGTATAGAAACTTATTGAGTTCAGGTCGTTGTTTAGCTATTCGGGCTACTTGATCACGAGCAGCTCCAGCCAATTCATATCCAACACAAACATAGCTGTGATCAATGTATATGTTTGGATGTGCCACTTCTTGCACAAACCATTTTTGAATACTAGCCTTCCAATGATCTCCGGCACCCGATTCTTTGGCTATCACATCTTTCTGTGTAAGTGCAATGCCATTAGCTCGATAATACTCTTGTTCGATAGGTAACAGTTCAAAGCCTTCCCTATCCCAGTTATCCAATGCACATTCAAATAACAATTCTTCATGTTCAATAGGAACGGTTAAGAATGCTTCTTTAGGTAATGAAATAGGCAATGCCTTCAACATGATTTAGCTTCCTTTGTATGCTGAATCTTTTTCAGTGAATTTTCCTTCTGGAAAGCTTTCAAATGAATATCCGTCTTCGTCTTTAGTAACACGGCCGATGATAGCAGATGCGGTATCGCCTCCATCAAATGTATATACTATTTCAAAGATGGCTTGGCCTTTCTTTTCATTGACACGGCATTCAACAATAGCTTCTGTTACTACTATTGCAAATTCACCTAGGTCATGTACAGGAGCTTCAAATACATATTCTCCTTTACGTTCTTCAATATACTCAAATGAATAACGCACTCCTTTGCCAATGTTCATGGCAACGATATAAGCAGCGATGTCCTCAATTGGATGAATGTAAGTATTCTGCTCTTGTTCTACTAGATATTGGTATGGTGATATCATATTATTTCCGTGTGTTTATATTTGCAATTCGTTTCCAACGATTTAAATCAATTGATTCGCCTAATTTAAACGGTGATTTGTAATTTAAAGCTCCCGCTGCGGCCATTTGTTGCCAATTAGTTGCATCGTCGGTTTGTGGCATGAAATCTCGTTTAGGAGCTCCTGGTACTGGTACGGACGTTGATTGCATCGATTTAACATTGTCCCAGATATAATCTGCTATAGATTCTTTAGTATCAATGTTTTTATATTTTTTAAATTGTTCTATCACAGGATCGGTTATAGTTTCAATGACATACGATTTAAGTTCTTTCTCAGAAATAGTGATTAAATTTATCGATCCTTTAGCAGTCTGAGTAGGAACTTTACCTAAATCCGCTGCAATTGCAATTTGCGTTAGCTTCAAAAAGTCTATTGGATTTTTTATGTCCTTAGCTGTCATATCCGTTGAAGCTATTTTAGCATCTTTATTCATGGCATATAATTGCGACCAACGATGATGCCCATCAATGATATATTTCTGTTCAGCCGTAACAATTCGTTTACCAGCAATTGCAACTGTACCGCCCTTGAGACATGCAGCTGCTGATGCCGGATCTGTTAATGGAAATTTCAATGATTTGTCCAATGCAATCTCGTTCTGAGTTGGCTTTAGATCTGTAACGGCAACCGCTGCATCATTCAACGCGATTTTTTCATCGGCCGAATTGCCATCATCTGTCCCAGCGGCTAACACTGCTTGTACTTTTGAATCTTCCGCAGCATCACCTAATTTTGCTACAAACTGTTCATATCCGGATGTTTTAAGAACTGATGAAAGCTTATCAGTTGTTTCATCTTCATTTAAACGTTGGCGAAATTCTTTTAGTAATTTATATGTAGTATACGACATAGATTTCTTTCTATCAAATTACTTTGTCATGTTTTTAATTGCATCTGGACCGGACCACATTCGGCAACTCCAATAACGAGCTTTGGTACGAGGTCCTGGATTGTCACAATTGTGTCTTGCACGGAAACTTCTTCTACGAGCTGGATCTTTGGTTTTGATACTAAGGCCGGTGGTGTCACCAAAGGACACTTTTTTCACGTTCTTAGTTTTTGGATCCATTACATAGACATAGAACTTTTTGGATCCACCTCGATGCACTTTACCAATTTGCACTTTCTTGCCTTGGTATTCTGCTTCTTGCACCAAAGGAGGAGTAGTGGATTCCACAATTTCAATTTGAAGTCGCTCGTTACGGTAAATTACCCGGCCCATTCTTGATCCTCATCGTCATTGTCCCATTCTGGCCATTCGGCTTCCTCATCATCCCAATCATTGTCTTCATATTCGTAATGATCGTCATCATCTTCCATTTCCATATCAAAATCTTCATCTGGAATAAGAGCTAATTGATCAATTGTTTTATCTAAAGACATGCCAGGCTTAAATGTATCACCGGTATTAGTTACTCGGTAACGCACAATAGGTCCTACAAATTCATCGTCATCTACAGATGTAACAATTCCTTTAGATCCAAAATGTTGACACTCTGGATTGATGTTATGAATCATGTCTCCTACTTGAAACATGTATGGTTCTGAAATGTGATCGTTATGCATATTTTATCCTTTACGCGAATGGGTTACTGGCTTCTTCGCCTTCTTTACCTTCTTCGCCTTTTTCTTTGTCAGCTTCCTTTTCTGGTTCTTCGTCTTTCTCTTTAGCATCTTTTCCAGATCCTCCGGACTTACTATCCCCATCAGCCGACTTGTCCATTGCTTTATTAACTTGATCAAGCGTGAATACATTCTTTCCTATCATTATTTGAGTGATTTCACGATAATCAAATGGTTCTGTTTCTCCGGTCATTTGCATGCCGTAACCATACATATCATCATCTAAATCATCAACATCTACAATCTTAAGATATTCTCCATTAACAAATACCTTTAAAGGCATTTTGGTAACAAAATACTGTTGCAGAAGTACATTTGTGAAATATTTGAACATTTTGTTATCTTTTTAATAAATATCAACTACGGCGATTCTTGGATTTTGTACGATGGGTCCTGTCACGTTTGGAATCAGGTTTAGGTTCTCGCACAACGGTTCGTTCGATTTTCACTTTGTTCGGTTGCCATTCGTCTTCATCGTACTGAAGATAATTGATCTTAGCCATATTGTTAAAAGTTGCGTCTGATTTGTAATTTATCGATTCGATCTAGAAACTGCTCAATGGTAAGTGTTTCATTGCGATCTGTTTTAATTCGTACATCATTGATAACATGATTATCATGTTCCACTATATGCATCAATGCCTTAAGACCGGATCCGGCCCAAAACACTTTGAAAGACTGTTCACCTAATAGATTAGTTTCTTTGTAACAATCCTTTTCAGTGTCTCCAGGTAACATTATATAATATGTCATAGTTTAATCAATTCGTGTTCATATGTTTTCAACGCACGAATTTCAATATTAAATATGTCCAATTGGAACTCGCCAACCTCTCCGGAATCAGAGATGATATCGGATAGACTAGTTAGATATGTCATATTATCATATGTCCTGTTCAATTGCTCGGCATTCATGGTCACTATAATATCGTTTTGAGATAATTCGTTTAATGAACGGATTCGCCCCTGTAGATCGAACATAGTGTTCGGTTGTTCTTGCCGTATGTACTCTTCGACCATGCTATTCAATCCATCGGCTACATAAATATTATCACACCATGGTTCCAATGCTCGAAGCACTTGAGATGTACAATTGATAACTCGAAATCCAATATTGTATTTATGAGGAATGATTGGTTTCATCATGTCATCATGTCGTACAAAGTGTCCCCATTTACGAATAAAGTTTCTAGACGACCTGATGTTCTGAGCTTCCCATTCCGGGCTATTCTTTCCTGGTGTAGTCAATTCCGGATTGAATCTACTACCACGGCATGTCATATGATAAACACATCCTTTCCATGTTTGAATGAACTCAACTCCGTTTAATTGAAATCGATTAAAGATATCAGAATCTTCTTTACTCTGAGGAGCATATAATGGATCATGCCCACCAATCTCTTGAAAATCTGATTTCATGAATGCCCATGGCGCGAAGATCCCTTCTGTGATATCATTACCTTTTAACTTACCAGATGCATTGAACCATTTTAAAAATTCAACCTCATTGAATTGTTCAGGCTCGGTTCCCCAATCAGCTAATACCTTTTCGGGTCCATCAGGATGTAAAGGTGGCTCAATTCTAGTCAATGATACTATCTTTTTAGGAGCAATATGTTTTTCAATTTCATCTAACGCGCCCGGACATAAATACATATCAGCATGATAAATCATACAAATGTCATGAGAGGCCACTTCATTGACTAGCCGGTCATACAATATAGTATGGCCTAATCGAGTCGGTCCTTCATTGCGAATAGCTTTGAAGTTAGGGTCGGTTTGCATTGTTTCCTGGCACCATTCCCATGTACCATCTTTATCACTGAAATCATCTGCTACACAGATTTCTACAATATGATCTCCTTGATTACAACGAATCGAATCATAGGACCATTTAAGATATTTTAAATTGTTACGACTTGGTTGGATTAAACTTATTTTCATTGTTTTTTAAAATTGTTCGTTAATGACTTTAATAATTTTACTAATATCATGTTCTCTACGTTGTTTAATTTCTTCAACGGGATCGATTACCGGAATTATTTTTGCTTTTGATAATTGATGGAAGTATGAATCGTTACTGAAATAGTTTGGTCTTAATTCTCGTCCTTGTGTAACATAGATTACAGTTGTGCCAGCAAAACAACTCGATAAAATAGCGCTACCACCGCAAACAGAAATGTATTTATCGCAATTAGCTAATAATTTAAGTTGAACTTCATTGAATGTCATATCACTATGAGCATTGACTATATCAGTAAGTAACTGTACATTATCAAAATATGAAACTAGTTCATAGTCTGTCATCAAACCAAAACCTTCTACATTTGCTATAATATCTGTATTGGCATATTGAGCAGAATTATGCTCATTTTGATCATATGTAATAGAGCTATTTTTATTGTTCTCTCGTTTATAGATTACGTTATATCCTTTCTCCTGCAATGTACTAAAAATCATATACAATCCGGCTAGCGGTATATGATGATAGTGTCGTATATCTGAATCATCCGGATGATTGAATATATTTGTTATAAATACTGTTGGTTTATCAAATTTAAACGTATCGTTTTTATAATACTCTTTGTAAGGAGGAAGCTTCCATTGTTTATAATCTAAAACACCCGGCCGGGTCATTACTGTACCTGCCTTTGTGTCTCCATGTATCCAATTATTGGGCAAATCATTTAACCCAGCCGCTTCATTATCTATTGTTCTAAATGTAAATTCTTCACGTACATCGTTACAAAAATAATAAAATGGTTTCATGCCTTTACTAGTTATAACAGTATCTAACTGCCCTTGTTCATGAAGCCAATATGCATAAGGCACAGCTAACGCTAACTCTACACCAAATTCTGCATTGTTCTTTATTACCATACCTGTTTTATAATTTTAAATGCCTCTGCATATTTACATTTAGCCTGAATACCCCTAAATTTTGCAAGTAACTCTAAATTATCCGGTACATTGAATCCATGTTGGATATACTTACGAATTTGACTATCATGGCATAAACTAGCTTTTACTTTTTGATCAAACGTATCTGTTATATCTACATAGTAGTTAATATCCATTTGATTTTCGCTCATTCTAGGGACTGGTATTTGTTCATAACAAAATACATTTGGTACATATCGAGCAGCTGCCATCGTCGTTTTAAACGTGGCTATATGATCTTGATTTGCATCGCCAGCCCAATGTGTATATATAGTATCAATATCATACTGTTTAATGATCTTTTCGAGTTCCGATACAGATTCAAATGAAAACGGTACATGTAAATCATTAAACGGTAAAAAATGTACCATATCACATTTTAATACTACAGCCGCATTTTTAGTTTCCTCTTTATTTTGATCTGCCGTACGTAACACCGCGCCATTAACTCCGTTGTACGACACTGAATTTGTCATGCATACATATACTACAAAGTCTCCGTTATTTTTATGTTTTAAGATAGTGCCGCCGCATCCAAATTCTACATCGTCTGGATGTGCACCTATGACCATAACATTACTCTTTTTCATATTCTGATTTATTTAAAATACTAACCGCATCCTTTCCATGATTAAACAATATATCTAAAAATGACATATGCGATATAAACTCTCCATGTAGTTGTTTATATACTGGATGAGTGAATTTTTGAAACGCATATTCAACAGCAGAAAATTTGTCTTTCTCAATATAATTTCTGCCTAATTGACCAAATACAAATGATTTAGCATCTATTACCTTGCACATGTTTAAAATTAAATCTGACTTTTGTCCTGAAATATCATACCCGATCGACATTAATTCCGATGTACGATATATCGGTACATGTATATCAAATTTTTTATGAGCATATTTTATAAATTCTACTAAAAAGTCTATCAATTTTTCACTATTAAAACTAGTATATAGAGATTCGATTTCTGGATATATGTCATTAAAGTAGTTACATTTACCATATGATAATTGAATGGCATTAAGATGTTTGCGTTTCCAATGTTGTTTAGAATCAATATATACTTCGTTCCAATCAAGTAATTTATTATTCGGATTACATACTGGTATAGTTAGCCATTGCCACCCTTTACCATCACGTATTCTAATTTTATTCCTGTTTTGAAATAATTCTTTACCATACTGTACAGTATCTAAAATAAAATATGCATCTCCCATACATGCTTTAGAAATATTTCCTAACCATGGTAAAAATTCGGGTTGATGTGCTACTAATATCGGATAAGGTAGATCTGCTCTACGTATATCAAGACTTTTATCTACTTTTATTAACTGCATCTTTAATACATTTTGATATATGTTCGATATCATTTGCCGTTAACGTTACGTACATGGGCAATGATATATGCCGGGACAATATATTATCGGCTATCGGAAATTTCTCGTTAAGTATAAACTCTGCATACATTTCTTGTTTATGACAAGGAGGATCATATGCATTAGCCGTTTGTATACCATATTCATATAATAATATTTTAGCAAATGATTCCCGGGCGATATCATGATCTAGTAAAATATAAAAATTCCAATATGAATGCCCGGCATAGGTCGGTAATAGTTGTATACCTGATGCATCTTTAAGATATTGCCGATATAAATCTGCTACGCGATTTCTATGTTTAACAAACTCATCTAAATGTTCAAGTTGATATAATCCTAGTATACCAGCTATTTCGGTCATTCTAAAATTTTGCGACGGATAATGACATGTAACACCGTAATCCAATCCTTTCACATGTTCCAAGTTTCTCGATGTGCCATGGTTACGAAATATATTAGCTTTTGAAGCAATTTCTTTGTTATTAGTAGTAATCATTCCGCCTTCACCTGTAGCCATTATTTTTGTAGGATAAAAAGAAAAACATCCAACATCTCCTATACTACCGGCAATCTTTTTATCGATCATAGCTCCATGGGCATGAGCACAATCTTCGATAACAAATATACCACGGTCTTTACATATACGTGCAATATTAATAAATTCTGGACTAATCAATCCGGCCATATGTACCCACAATACAGCTGATACAGAATCTAATTTTTCTAGTACTTGATCAGCTGACATACATAATGTATTCGGATCAATATCAACAAATACCGGAGTATTCCCTGTCAGAAGTATTACATTTGCACATGACATCCATGTATTAGTAGTAACTAATATCTTTTTATTAAAAATACCCAACGATCGTATAGCTATTTCTAATGCAGATGTACATGAACTAGTAGCGACTGCATACTCGGTACCAATGTATTGTTTAAATTTATTTTCAAACTCTGCTACATATGGTCCTTGTGTTAACATGCCCGAATCTAATATATTAGAAATATCAGCTAATATACCTTCCTTATCTTTATCTGAAAAATAAGGTTTAGCTCTAGGATATTTAATATGTATATTCATAAAATTCTGTTAAGCCCTGTTTTAACGTTTTAAATTTATATTGACTAAATACTTGCTTAATTTTCTGATTCGAGATTAAACAATGTACATTTCTAAAGTATATAGAATTTGATACATGCTCTATCTGTAATGACTTATTAAGAATAGAAGCTATCATTCTAGCAAACCCGTGTATTGAAATATACTCGTCATTGCAAATATTATAAGATGTACGTAATTCCGATGTCATCGTTATCAGATTACAAATAATATTTGCAACGTCTTCGGCAAATACAAATGATAATAATGCATTACCATCTGATTCTATTTCAACTGTTTGATTAGTCATGATCTGGTCGAAAAAATACTTTTCCCTGTAAATATGATTCTCTTTTCCTAATATATACGATGGGCGAACATTAATATAAGGAAAATTCTTGACACTACAAAAATATTTTTCAATATTTGATTTATCGATGCCATATTGGCCAAATGCTGACCCTCCATCTATATCATGCGTTTCCATTAATGGATACATATCAGTATCACTGTATACAGCTGCGCTACTTACGAAAATATATTTAGAACAATTGTTCTTGAGAATTTCCGTTGTTATTACAGCTTGGTCGTAATTATATAAGCATAAATCGATAACACAGTCATAAAAAGTATCTACGATAACATTTTTTAATTCACTAGCGTTATTTCTATCGCATTTTATAATATTACAATTGACAGGAGATGTACCGCTTCTATTTACGACAGTGACATCATATCCATTATAAAATAATTGAGTTGTAATTAATTTGCCGACAAATCGATTGCCGCCAAAAATTAAAATCTTCATATCAATTTTTTAATTTCCTCAATGGTATATTGTTCACATTCATTTGAATATGGACCTTCTTCTAATACCTTTTCGTGTAAATTTTCGCCGGGCTGAATTCCGATTGTTTTAATTTTCAATGTACCATTTTCTGGTAAATACTTTTGAGCCATGGCCTGTAATAAATCATTGATCTTAATTGACTTCATTTCAGGTACATATGCTTTACTATTTGTAGCATTTTCTAAACAATTAAATATCAAGTCCAATGCTTGGTCTACGGACCAAAAGAATCTAGTAGCTTCTCCATCTGTTATGATAACTTCTTTATCTTCCTGTAAAAGTTGTTTCCATTTACATAACACGGACCCTGTAGAATATAATACATTACCATACCGTACGATTCGATATAAAGTATCTGGATTAAGTATTTCAAATTGAGAAAACAATCTTTCCATTAACAATTTAGAAGCTCCATATACTCCGGCCACTTGAGCAGCTTTATCTGTTGATATTCCTATAATAAAATCGATAGGCTGCTCTAAAGATTGCTCGAGAATATACAAACTTCCTAAAGTATTTGTTTTAATACATTCACGAACTTGGTTTTCTGCGATGCCTACGTGTTTTGAAGCAGCTAAATGAAATACAGCGTTTACATCTTTCATAGCTTGACGTACTTCAAATTTATCCGCAATATCACCAGTTAAAATTTCGACACTAGGAAACTGAGATTTTACTTCAATCAACTTTCCTTCGTCACGAGCTAATATTCTAACTCTAGCTCCTTTTGACAAAAGATTTTCCACTAACGGTACACCTAAAAATCCTGATCCACCGGTCACCAAGATTAATTTGTTTTTGTAATTATAATTTTTCATGCTTTATTTTTTTTAGAAATTGAAGTTCTGAATAATAGTTCGTATAGTTATATCTACATTTATCTACACAATATAAGTAAAATTCTTCGTCGTTCCTAAGCTTTTTTGCTAATTGTCTAGCAGTTGTTAAATCACCTACTTCAACCGTTAAATCTGGATGGCATATCATTTGAGTATCCAATCCTTTGTATCCGATACATGGAATACCTAAATAAGCACAATTCAATGCAAATGTACCAGCGGCGTGAGTTCTCATTAGATGTACTCCATACTTGAATTTATTAAGAGCATGTATCCATTCTGTCCAACTCATATACGGAAGATGTGTAATAAGATGCTCTTCTAATGGTTGCTTACGACCCATTGATGGTGCATATACTACTTGATCATCAGAAAGTTCTTGGGCAATTGAATATGAATCAAACCCTCCATACCATGACGTAAAGTTTCCTCCTATGATTACACCTTCTCGTTGAACTTCTGGTAATGATCCTATCGCAGTTACGGCGTCATCAATCATTAATGATGGCATGACTCTTACATCTGGATGCGTTGTCAGCCCTTGATAATATTTACGATCTGATTCGTTATGAGCATAAATTATATCTGCAGATGTTAAAGTATTAAAGTACCATACTTGTTTCTCAACATCATAGTCTTGCCAAAACCAATTCGGACCTTCTTGCATTACTGCTAACTTATCACAACTCTGTCTTAAGATATTAATATCAATACCAGGCAATTTCTTTGGTATGATTACAATACCTAACTCGTATTTCTCTGTAGGAATTTGTTGAATAGGATAATGATCTGCATTCAATGCACACATCCAAGCAAATTCAACTCTCATATTCTTATGATCACGAGGAATTTTACCTACGAACCCCATTTCGGTAAAAAATGCTATTTTCATACAAAGTTAACTTTTGTAATTACACCTTCAGATGTTTTAAGAATACGAGGTGGATTACCTCCGAAATTATATCCAGCTTCATGCCCAATGCCAGTTACGATTGTCAATACATTTATATCAATAGCATGATTAACTGCTTTATGTACATGATCTGCATATTGTTCTAATCCGTAATCGTCAAATACAATATAACAATCATCATCGCAATTGAAGGAAAACGCTGTATTAATATCTGATATCACCTGTGCATATTCGTGTCCAGCATCAATTAAACACATTGCAATTTTATCTGCGATAGGCAAACTATTACCAGCATATAAATCAAAGTTATCGATATACTCGATATTATCTCGATCGCTATTTAATTCTTTCGATGCTAAATTATCGTTTATGTTTATCGTATATACTTTCTTAAATAAAAACGATAAAATCCTGGTAGTCTGGCCTTTATGCGTCCCGAATTCGACTGCTACCTTATCCTGATATCCTTGAAAGAAATTCCATACATCAGTTTTAAATTTGAAAGAGGTTGTACATAAATTATCAACCTTATCTTCTTTTATGTCCTTTAATAATTGTTCAATCATAATTCACTTATAAATTTATTTACAATATTATCATATTGGGTGTATAAAAACTTTAACGATGTACTAAATTGTTCGTAATTTTCTATAGTCCAAGAATTTTTATTCCAATCACCAGCGATATGACTTTGGAACATTAGACAGTTACCGTTATGTAATCCGATATTAGTTTCATGAATACCATCATGTCCTAAAATAGTTTTACAGTTTCCCCATGATAATCCATGGTTATGTTCATAATGTATAGCAGCATATGAAAATACTTGTCGCAGTTGTTCATTGGATTGTGGTGAGCAAATCCAACCTGGATTTCTCCATACTATCGGATTGACCCCAACAGCGTTCCATTCATTCTGCATTAATAAAATTCGATCAGATATTTCTTTTGGATTCTGTAATTCAGCGAATTCCATTTCACCCCAGATACTTTTATTTGATGTTTCATGATAATGGCCATGTGCTGCTAATTCAAAATAACCTAATGATTGTAACCAATCAATCCAATCTTTATGTTTACTAATTGGATATTGTCTATGATAGTTACTAGGAATAAACAATGTAAATTTAGTACCAAATTCTTTATGTAACATATCTAGATACTGCATACATTCGTCTCCAGGCAATCCCCATCCGTTTTCTGGATGGATGTCATCAATAGCAACTGTTAAATTGAGTTCCATACGTCCTCCCATGTATACGATTTATAATTCGCATTAAACATATTATACACATTAAGTTCACACATTTTATTTGCAGTAGTATACCACTTGTTACTAGCTCGCAATTGCCCTACAGTATTACCCGTCTCACCTACAATATATTTACGTTTATGTGTATGTTTACGGTTATGTACCATTAAAATATTTCGGAAATGATATTGTGGTATATTACCTAATACTTTTTGTATCATTAACATGAAGGCGGTATCTTCATGAACAAAAAATGCTGAATGAGGAATATTTACTCCGGACTTTACTACTTCAGATGATATAACTAATCCACAACCATTAAATTTATGTTCCGGTAGAATTACTACTTCGGGAAATTCTACTTCATTATTAATGTCATTCATTTCATATTCGGTCATGTCATAATTAACACTCCACCAATCTGACTTTGAATCTGAATGAGCATGTACCGTAAATTTTGGATGCTCTAATAACTTCCAAGACGAATCCCACATTTTGCAAATTGCAAACGTTGCGATATATTTTGTTGCTTCTGATTGTCGATGTAATGCATCTAATATTTGAAACATCTCTTTCGGGACAAGCATATCAGATTCACCCCAAACCAATACATCAGCTTTCTCACAATACTCTTGATTAAATTCTCGACGATAGTCTGCAATAGTAACAAGATCTTGAGTTTCATAAATTGTAAATTCATATTTCTCTCCGGCTTCCCGAATAGTACGTTTACAATAATTCATAGCCTCATCGGATTCACATTGTTCCAATTGTTGATTAGTAGTTAACAATATATCAACGGCTATCTCACCATCATATGCCATTACAGCTGCATGCAACGATTTTAAATATCCTTCAATAATATCTGCCTCATACCATTGTACAAGACATCCAATTGCGAATTTAGTTTTCATATAAATGCTTATAAGTTTTCTCCATCCATTGATTTACGGCTATAGGTCCGCCATTAACTGCGCAAAAATGATATAACCAACCTATCTTTGTAAATGTAAAATTGTCATCTAATATTTCAAAACGTTGCATATCTTGCATGTTCCATTCATATGGCAAAAATTCTAATTTAATATCTTCGTTGCGGGTCATAAAATTCAATACGGGCTGGTCTGTACCTACTCCATATGTTTTTTGTAATGATAGTAAAGTATCGACATTATCAAAATAAAACTGCTGTAATTTTTTATAAAATTCTCGATGAGACTTATTGATAATAATCATACCAGCGTTAAAGTAATCAAATGGCGAAAATGTTACGTCTGGAAACATATGATGTTTATAATTTTCATAGCTCCTGCATACCCAATCCATACTACCGTAATTCCTAACAACTGATATGTTATCATTCAATGTTTCAAAAATATTCGGGGCATCCGGATGAATAATAGTATCCGCATCAACTATCATGATCTTGTTATAGTCTATACCTTCATTTTCTAATAAATCAAATACGAATATCTTATGCCAAATTATATTCATATACTCCTTAGGATAAATTCTATCCTCTAGTACAAATAGCCTACAGTTATTCTTCTGGCACCACTTCTCCCAACTATTAATAGAATAATGATATGATTCTGATCTCGTTATACGATCAGCCTCTTTGATGTTTATAATAAAAACTATATTCTTACTCATAATTATGTCCTATAAAATTCCATAGTTGTTCGATTACATGTGATCGATCATGTTTTGGTATGCCATTAAAAATCCAATTGTATCCGTACTTAATAAAATACGGTGTTTGATCAACATTTAATTGCCAGTTATAAGCAAATAAATCTCGGCGATGCATATGCGTTAATTTGTATGCCATGGGTAAATCGGTTTTAATCTCTACATTGTTAAGCTGTAACCAATAATTTAACGGGGTCTGTTCATTACCTTTTTTTACTAGTACATCTTGTAGTTGAATAAAAGATTCTTTATTAGCTTCGTACAATTCTTTAAAAGATTGTATTACATCGCGATGAGCTTTGTTAAAGATAATGAATCCTGAATTAATATAGTTAGTCATATTCAATTCAAAATCGTTAAAGAAAGATTTATATCCTTGAATGCTTTGATATATCCAATTCATATTATCAAAATCACGCCAGCCGACAAACTTACGGTCTGTTAATTCAAAGAAATTTGGAGCATCCCATTTATACATACATGTACTATCTACTAACGCAATTTGATCATAGTCTATACCTAAACTCTCTACTATATCAAACACGTATATAGCTTTTTGCCAATTTATCCGATACTTAATTAAATCTGGTTGGATAGGTGCATTAAACTCTACGAACTCACAGTCAAATCGTTTACAGAAATGTTTCCACGTGGCTTTTGTATAGTCAAAGTATTTAAAGTCCCCATACTTATCGTTATGAGTTTCGTTTTTAATACCTACCCAAAATATTACATTTTTTTTCATCTTTTATCTATATAGTCGTAATATAACAACTTTTTTACAATTAACCTAATTTTTCTATACTTTTACAGAACGTTAATGCCGATTCAACTACCTGATGCATATCATAATACTTATACTCTGCTAATCGACCTCCAAATACTACATTACTTTCATTATCGGCTAACGTTTTATACTTAAGATACATCTCTTGATTATTAATATCGTTTATAGGATAATACGGTTCTTCGTTTTTACTCCATTCGATTGGATACTCTTTAGTGATAACAGTTTTATTTGATATGTCGTTATTAAAATGTTTATGTTCAATTATTCTAGTATACGGTACATCGATATCAGTATAATTAACAACTGAATGTCCTTGATGATTATCATAATCTAATACTTGATGTTCAAACTTTAATGGCCGATATTCTAATTCACCGAACTGATAATCGTAAAATTTATCGATAGGGCCTGTGTATATTATTTTTTTAGCTAACGTATTATATGTTTCTTTATCTTTAAAATAGTCAGTATTTAATTTAATATCAATACCATGTAATAACTTTTCAAACAACTCAGTGTAACCGTTTTTCGGTATGCCTTGATAAGTATCAAAAAAGTAATTATTATCATATGTATATCGTACTGGTAGTCGTTTTATAATAAAGGCGGGTAATTCTTTAGATGACTTCATCCATTGCTTTTCCGTGTATCCTTTAATTAACTTTTCATATACATCAGTTCCTACCAATGACAAAGCTTGTTCTTCCAGATTCGTAGGAGTATCTTTATATCGTTGTGATTCAATAATTTGTTTAGCTTCATTCGGAGTATTAATATTCCATAACTTATTGAAAGTCCACATATTGAAAGGCAATGAATATATTTCATCTTTATAATTGGCTACTACATGATGACGATATGTATTAAATTCTACAAATCGATTAACATAGTCCCATACCTCTTTATTAGATGTATGAAAAATATGTGCTCCATATACATGTATGTTAATATCATGTAATTTAGTAGTATAACAATTACCACCTATATGTGATCGTTTTTCAATTACTAAACACTTATATCCTTTATCAGTAAGTTCACGTGCAGTTACCGCGCCATATATACCTGAACCTATAATTAAATAATCGTACATTAGTTGAAGGTCTTTAAATAATTAACATAATCAATATTCACAACTACTTCTAAAGAAGTTCTATGTTTTAAGTCAGCCATTATATTTAATCCATATTGCCAAACCGCTCCTCCATATGTTTCTTTAGCATATTCAATAGTATCACGTATAGATGTACTATCAGACTTTGTGAAATATGGGTAATCAGGCGGTACTAAATTCATCGCTGCTACATCATATGAATGTACAATATTTGACCCTACGGCAGCTGCTGTTGATATTTTAGTATTTGGTTTGAAAAGAAATTGTGCAGTATCAGATGGTCTCACAGAGTAATGACATGTATACATTGGAGAAGTGCTAGTCTGTGCTCCCCATTCATTAACTATAGTTAGTTCTGGTATTTGTTCTTCGTAAAATAATCCGCCATCATGTCCTAAAGATCCTATATAAGCTAAACTAAAAGAATCTTTGTTAAACTTATCAATATTAGCAAGATGACGTTTATCCCAGTGATGAGGAATAAATACTGCATTAATATTTTTGTTAATATGATTGATTGCAATTGTCATCTCAATCGTCGGCGTAATTATACCGGTCCATGGTAACGCACATACATCATGAATAGAATAATCGCCGTTAGCTACCGCATCTACTATATCGAGTATTAATATATTATTGTTACGTTTTAATATTTCAAATTCGCGTGATGTACACGATTTAATAAATACTACAATTGAGTCGTGTAATGTATTCCATACATTCGTAATATCAGTATCATCGGACTTACCAATAAGAAACTCACTATCATATCCAAGTACTTTTAATTGTTCGGATATATCTTGGCCGCGATTGACAGCCGAACCACGTCTATTATAAGAACGAAATATTATTTTTTTCATATGTTAGCTTTATGTTTTAATTCATTTAACCAATAATCGATCATTTCATCTAACATACTTTCAAAATTATATTCATGAGACCATCCTGTAGCTTGAACCAGCTTCGATGAATCACCTTTTAAGTTATGTAACTCCTCTGGTCTTAAAAACTTTTCATCTTGTTTTACATACTCGGACCAATGTAATCCTAATCTAGTAAAGACGTAGTTAACAAGTTCTCTCACAGAATGAGATACGCCAGTAGCACATACGTAATCATCTGGGCTATCTAATTGTAATATCTCCCACATCGCCTTTACATAGTCTTTAGCATGTCCCCAGTCACGAGTCGCCTCGAGATTACCTAATTTCAATTCGTTAGAAAGTCCTAATTTAATCTTAACTGCTTCTTTACATACTTTATTTGTCACAAAGTTCGTACCTCGTCTCGGTGATTCATGATTAAATAAAATACCATTTGAGATAAACATACCGTAAGAATGCCTATAGTTTCGACTTATATTATAAGCAAATACTTTAGCACAACCATATGGTGATACTGGATTCATTGCTGTTGTTTCTCGTTGGAATCCATCGGCATCAATAGAATTACCAAACATCTCAGATGAGGACGCTTGATATATCTTTGTATGGGGAGACACCATTCTAACTGCCTCTAATACATTTAAAGCTCCTATAGCAGTTGCATTGATCGTATATACTGGTTGATCGAAGCTAATTCTAACATGAGATTGAGCAGCTAAATTGTATAACTCATCTGGCTGAATATTACTAATAACTCTTATTAACGATGCTAAATCAGTTAAATCTGCATATTCTAATTTAAGCTTTGTATATATATCATCTGTAATACGAGCCGTTTGATTTTCTGCTACAGAATTACGTTTCAATATTCCCCATACCTCATATCCTTTTTCTAGCAAAAATTCTGCTAAGTACGACCCATCCTGGCCATTGATTCCTGTTATTAACGCTTTCTTAACCATTGTTTACTATTTTTATTATCATATCAAGTTCTTCTTTTGTTAAATCCTGATGGTTAGGAATATAAAATCCATGCTCATCTATTAACTCACAATTTTTTAGTACCGGTGTAACAAAATTTTCATACCAAAATGGTTTACTAGCTAAATTTCCAGCAATTAACGGTCTACATTCAATGTTATTAGCAATTAAGTTAGCTATAATATTTTTCTTGTTTTTAGATACAATTGGCATAGCAAAGTTTGAAACAAATGTATTCGTATTTATCTGAATATTCAACATGTTATGGTCTATTCCATCAAGATAATATTTAAAGTTAGAATTTCTAATTTTGCTAAAATTATCTAACTTATCTATAGCACGTAAACCGATATACGCTTGTAAATCAGTTGATCTTAGATTCATACCAGGAAGATAAAAGTTATATAAATTATCAAATGTATTCACATCATACTTCAATTGAAATTCATTTTGTTTATGCCATGGCAGGTCACGTACCCATCCATGACTTCTCATCATCAGTAAAGTATAATAAAATTCTTCGTCATCTGTATTAATAAATCCTCCTTCGATAGTACTTAAATGATGACCAAAATACATTGAAAAAAATGATGCTAGACCAAACGTACCTAGGTACTTATCCTGATATTTTGATCCCATACTTTCACAAACATCTTCTAATAATAAAACATCGTACTTGTTACATAACTCAACTACTCGATTCATGTCAGGTACTAGTCCTAATACAGATACTAGTATAAGAACGCTAGGTGATTCTGTTTTAAATATTTCTTCTAACGAATCTAAATCACAAGACAAATCAGTTAAATTACAATCACATAGTATTGGCTCTAGACCTAAAATAATAGGAGATGATAAATCAGTGGCCCAGCTTAATGACGGTACCACTATTTTATTATTTTTTAATTTATGTGTAAATTTTAACGCTGCCAATGTTAAAAATATTGATGAGGAGCCTGAGTTAACAAATACAGAATATTTAGTACCTAATTTGTTAGCCCATTTTTCTTCTAACTGTACAGTTAAATTACCTTTTGTTAGTTTAGGAATTTCATCTTGAGATAGCCAATTTATCAAAGATTTGATATCATGATTATCGATAGTATCGCTTACTAACTTAATTGTTTTCGAAAACTGCTTCATATACTTCTTTTATACCTTGCGTTAATGATGTGAATTGAAAATCTGGAAAATATGTTTTAAATTTATCTATAGATACATCTTTCCTATATTGCCCATCAGGCATTGTATTATCATACTCTATTTCAAAATGATCTAAATTTAATGCGTTCAATGTGATACGTGCTATATTGTCAATTGTCAAATTATCCGGAAATGCTATGTTAAAACATTCGTATAGATTATTTTCTATCATGTCCACTATTACTCTGGCCAAATCTTTAGCATATAACACTTGTCTATATACTTTCCCTGTACCATATAACGTAATTTTAGATTTACCAGCAATTCTAGCTTCATGAATTTTTTTAAGTAACGCAGCTATAAAATGACTTCTATCATTAAACTTATCATGTATACCGTATAAATTACATGGTATTACATAACAATAATTTTTATTGTATTGACTCCGAATCGAATCAATATGAGCTGCCATACCGCGTTTAGCAATTCCATAAGTAAAGTTAGTCTTTGTAGGTTTACCGTCATGGATTGATTCTTCTAACATTGGATATGAATCAGCGATATCTGGGTATATGCATGTACTCAATAATCCTATAAACTTATCGACGTTATACTTTAAACAGCTGTTAATTAAATTTGTATTTATAAGCACGTTATCCGAATAATACTCTGTTTGATGTTTAATGTTATCAAAAATACCTCCTACCCGCGCGGCGGTATGAATTACAATATCAGGTCTAATTGTTTCGACCATGGTATCGGTAGAGACGCTATTTGTTAAATCATAGTCCATTGAGGTCATGAATATAGCATCTGGCATCAATTTTCTTAATTCCTTACCAACTTGACCCGATCCACCCGTTACTAATATTTTTTGCATATTATATTTAATTTTTTAAAGATGTTTTCATACATCCAATCTTCTGATAAAATGTATTGCTGTGCTAGTTTAAAATTTTCTTTAACATATGGTAACATGTCCATATATAAGTTTTTATCAAGTGTTTTTAGTATATCATCTATTTCGGTTACATCATTAAATAGAATCATGCCACGCGTATCAAAATAATCACCAATCGAAGGCATACCATAGTATATCGGAATCGTGCCAACCATTAATGGATTAATAATTTTTTCTGAAAAGTGATAGTCACGTGTTTGATTTTCCATTGCAATATGAAACATGTAATCAATCAATCCTTTACTAATAGGATCGACTGGATTATATCCACGGCCCATTACATCAATAACATTGCTATGTTTTTGTATAATTTCATGTCGTTTATAATGGTCTGGTACATTACGTTTACCAGATGTTATAATCGAAACCAATTTAGTTTTTTGATGATCGACTTTTCTATTTTCTAATTCAATCCAACAACCTCCGAACGGATAGTATATAAAATTTTCTCCTTTATCTAAAAGTTGTTTATCATTAATTAATACGTAATCGAATAAATGATTGTTCTCCATTAACCATTGATACCGAGCTGGTTGTTTAATATATGGTTCAATCATCCATGCGATACGACGCTTATGTCCCCGACTGGGATGCATGACATGGCTATCAGTATAAAATACTAAATCTTCTATATCCGATACATTGCGATCCCACTCAATATATTTTGAAAATGAAGTAGGCGGCATCGGATTATTACTATACATGCAATGTGCAAACGAAGTATCGATTATTTTTAATTTTAATTTACTCATATTACAGTCCAGTTATCACAGTATATATTTTCTGTTTTTAATTTTTTATCATACCCGAACCATTTTTTAGGGGCAATAACTTTTTTATTAGAATTCGTGTTTAAATATGCTGCCCACCATGAAAACGATGAATTAGCAATAATATTATGCTTGCATAGTGACATTAAATATAGGTCAACGTAATCATATTCATTTTCGATAAAAATAAGCTTATCATGTTTGAAATTTTCTTTACACCATTTAATGTCATCGCTAAATACTACAAATGTAGCATCTGGAAAATATGAAAATGCTGTATCGTAATACTCTATATCTTGTATCGGAAATTTATTTAACTTTTGTAGATAGTCTCCATGCCGAACATGTACTGCAACTGTATTATCATTTTCTAAAATATCTCTATACTTTAACTTAATGTAGTCATATGTGCTAGGGTCTATTGAAAATAGATCTAACATATATGCCCGATGAAGATATTTTGATGATTGGAAATATCCGTCTAATAGTACATTCTTAGAATATATAAGTTCCCTATACGAAAAGTCTCTAGGTTCTATAAGTATAGAATCGACGATTGGCTTACCAATTTTAACATTGCGTAGAATATTGTTTTTATATGTATGTATACCTTGATGTACCTTAACGCTAGACTCGAAATCAAATATAGCTATATCATCATGAAATAATGCTAATGTAGAAGCTGCTCCGATCTGAAATAAATAATTTCCTAAACCGCCTTGTAAAATAGTAGTTACCATATTAAATACTAGTATCGTTTAAAATTTTATCATATGCAGCTGCTAATCCATAGTAACAGTCAGAATGAATTAAATCACTATAACCCGATCTTTGATCTGCTATACATGGATACACCCCATACGTATTACCCCGGGGCTGTATCGTATGCATATAGAATACGTCTATATTTAATCGATTAGGATTCGAATAACGCCAATTTGGTCCATCTATCCATTGGCAATTTTCATATGTGTTAAGTATAATATCATATACAGCTGAATTGATAATATATGCATGAGTGGCTTTAGCAGATGTTATCGATGCTAAATTTGTATCAATTAATCGATTATCGGTACCGCGTAAGTTAGCCCCTAGATATAGTATATCAAATTTGATATCTCGGTTTGATATTTGAGTAAGTGATGCATTTAAAATGTCCATTGTATCCGAAACAAACCTAACATCGTCCTCGAGAATCAATACATTGTTATAATTTCTATTTTTAGCTAATTTAATACACTCGTAATGCGATTTAGTACACCCGATTATACCTGGTTGAATGTTAGCAGCTGATATACGTTCGACATCGTTGTCAATGCCTAACTTTTTAAATTCCTGTTTAGATTCTTCCCATCGGTCTGGTCTCGAATCTAAATTTATACAAAATATTTTATCTACATGTTTCAAACAGTGACTCCTTTTAATTTTTTAAACACTTCATATATATGAATCGCTACAGTATTTGGATGCATAACATCCTCGATCCTTTTTCTAGCATTTGATATAATATAAGAAAGTTTATCGTAATTTCCTAGTACCAATTCAATTTTTTCTTGTAAATTGCTAAAATCGTGATTACATGCTATATACGTTTCGCCATCGACAAATATATTTGGAACCGTATCAATATAACTCATATCAGGTTTAATCAAAATAGAACCAAACATCGCGGCTTCGATATCACGCGGCGCCATTTCACCATAACCATATGGAGCTATCATAACTTTTGATGCCATGATACGATTATAATATTCATCGATAGATACACGTTCGCCGTTTCGAAGTTTAGTAATATTAAATGGCAACCGATTTATAACATCAATAGCATTTTTACGATTACGATCGTAATGAACACTTTGAGGATATCCATGTTCATATACTGTATCTTTTGTAGGATATTGAAACATTGCGGATACATCATATTGTTTTTCGATATGATACCATTGCGGTTGTATACCTGCCCAATGAGTCATTAACCAATTAGTACCTGATAATACTATACGATCTGAATATAGATCAAAGTCATTTAATGAATAATCACCTTCGCCCCAGTAATATCGTCCCAATTGCCATCCTTGTTTATATAAACTACGATCCTTTAAAAGACTATTTTTTAATAGTAACAAGGCATTTGACTGTTTAAATACTTCGTATGAGCCGATCAATGAAGTAGAATCTTGGCCATCAATTAACATATAATCACCAGTAATCGATGATAAAAATTCTAATCCGTCGTTAACAGACTGCTCTAACGAAACCTTTTTATTAAGAAAACTAGCTTGAGCTACCCAAGCATAGTCATATGAATCCCCAATCGTAAATTCAATTCCTATATCACGTAAACTATGTTGTGCATATAAAAATGGACGAAATGTACATTCGTTACGATGTTTCTCCGATTCATACAATTTTATTTTTATCATATCGTTTCGTAATAACTATTTTGTCGTATTTGTCTGCTAATTGTTTTATCGTGATACAAACTCCATTCTTCTTCAGCTGGTAGTTGTGCAAAGTTTGCATGTCCTATAATCCGTTCATGAACTTTGTTTTCCCAATTAATTGTATCCGTATTTCGATATACTCGGCTTTGATAGTCCGGATAATTTATCCATCCTAACTTATTTTGCGCCCATCTCCAACGAGATATATGTTCTGATGTAATACCTTCTACGGTATTGATACGAGGTACCCATAGTAGATCTACTGGGTTATGTTCTAAGATTAATGCCAAGTTCTCTATAAGATATTCATTTGGTATTTCATCTGCATCAAGTTGAAATATATAATCGCCTTTACAATATTGACGTAGGTTATTTTTAAATGCGGCAAAGTCTTTATTCAATGAATACCCAATTGGGAACGCATATCCTAACGCATTGATAGTATCTAACACTTCTATAGTAACAGCATCTTCATCGTATTGAATGACAATTTCATCGCTAGGTCTAATTCTGTCTTGCAAGAACGAAAGGAGCCTTGCGAGCTCCTCATGTTCGTTACATACGGTTATTGCATAACTAATATTAGGCATTGCCATGTCTTTCAAAGATTAAAGCATAGAAATGGTCCAAAGCTTCTTCAAATGATTCTTTCATGAAATATGAAATGTTTTCATCTAGAATTCCTTGAGTATAATATTGATCCGGACTACCGGGAATTGGAAAATCTTTTTGACGCTCCTCCGGAATATCTGAGATAAATGATACTGCCCAATTCCATGACTTATCTGTTCCATCTGGATATAACATAACTCCCATGGCCATGGCTGTCATTGGATACCAACGATGTTCATCATGTACAACACTTAAACTGCGTACTAACATTGGTACTTTATCATGAAACTCTTGTTGAGTCTCACTACCTTCTTTAAGACGATCGCTAGTCTGAAATCCCGTATCGAAACATACTCGACTTTCGCCTTGCATATCATCATGTTCTACTATTACACGTTTATTTCCGGTAAATGGAGAAATGGCATCAAAATCTACTTCGTAACTCATTCTGTAACTTTCTTTAATTTTGGCAATTGAATTTTTGGAAGTTCGGTAGTCTCACCAACTTTCTTTAGTTTTGGTAACTGTAACTGAATAGGTTGGGCACCATACTTAGTTTTAACTTCTTTTAATATATTCACAATCTTATCGCGTAACACTTCATACGAAAAATTGGTACGGATTCGTTGACTTTGTTTAACACTTTTGGCAATACAATCTTTATAATTTTCCATGACATGTTTCATCATCTTACCTGCGAATTGATAATTGACAACAAACCATTGAGATTGATCAATAATCCATTGATTACGGGCATCCTTAGGAACTTCCTTTAGCTCTCCAGGTAACATGAAACATGTTTCATCATCGCAAAAATCGGTATGACCTGACCAATTGGAAACGATAATTGGCTTACCGGACATTCCAAATTCTGCTAACGGTCTACCAAATCCTTCTCCATGGGTCAGACTAATCATGGCTTTGATCTTGGAATGGTTATACAAAGTATTCATTTCTTCATTACTTAGATCCCCATGAATCAAATATATTGATGGAGCTTTCTTACCATATGGTTCTGTTAGCTTACGAATCTTAGTAAGGCATTCTTCGCGATCCATGATACTAAATGTAGCACCACTGGTTTTCAAAATCAATGCTGGCTTGTTCTGGGGTGCCTTATCTTTAAAGGTTTCACAAAATACTTGAATAGTTCTGCCAATATCTTTGCGATCTGACCCAATATCTCCTTGAAGCCAATGTCCTACAAATAAAAATGCGAATTGCTCTTTTACTTCATCTAGAATTTCTTTTACAGAAGATTCAGTTACAACTTTGCGAAATACTTCGGTATCAACAGATTCTGAAAGAACATGTACCGGCTTTTCCAACTTAAGAACTCCTTCTGCTTGGTTGGTTTGTTGATTGCGTTTTTCATATTGGCATGCTTCAAATACTTGTTTTGAGTGGTTGCTTGATACATACGTGACATCCATTCGGTTCAATCCTTCAATCCATTCCGGAGCACATAATGTCGTTTCGATTCCAGCAGTCATGCCGATGTTGTATTTAGTACCGGCTCTCATGAATTCGTTTGGAATAGATAATTGAATAAAGATATCTGGACTAGGTAGTTGTGGTTCATGAGTAATATGATTCTTGATATCAGTATACAATGGATCATCATATTCCAATGCATCTACCGGACATTGACCCCATGGCATTGAAATAAATTTGATATCAAACTCATCTCGTAGCTCTAACAATGCTCGAGCAATTTCTCTTGCTCTATCACCATATCCTGACCTAGTAGCGACTGGTGATTGAAAATATAACTTTGGTTTCATAACACTATTCCGTTCTTTGTAATTTTTTCTGCTGGGGTATTCTTAAAGATATCAAATTGTTTTCTAGGCGTCCAATTATCAAAACATGTGTCAATGCATTCGACCATCCGTTCACACATTACTCGGGCCGACATCATTGATTCATCAGACTTCATCCATTCATGTCCTTTGAGTCCATATGCCTTACGTTCTTCTCGAGACATATTGTACCAATACATGATAGCATCTGCCACATCTTCGAAACGTACTCGGTCATCAAAGATATATGGAGTAGGAATTGAGCCTTGAAGCGATCTGTTACTTGGAAATACTGGCTTTACCCATTCTCCATGTTTCTGATATCTACCGGTATGGTTACTAGCAAACTCTGTATTGAAATTGATCCAGTTACCATTCTCATCTTCAAATCTACAATGATCCTGAAGACCTCCTGTAACATTGACGATACTAGGAGTGCCGGCCATCAAAGCTTCTGCACCCGATAATCCGAATCCTTCATTACTTGCAATGTTGACAACTACATCTGCTAGATTATAATACATGTTCATTGTACGAGCATCTACTGGCTGTTCACTAAACACTACTTTGTAATCCGGGCAAATTGCTTCTTTCACTGCAAATAGATCTGTTCCGTTCTCATCTCTAGGTTGAGTATGCATGAACAATGCACATTTCTCTGCCTTTTCTTTTGGTAACTGATCACAGAAATGTTTATAGGCTAGAATCAAATCTCCTGGCTGCTTACGACGAATATTTCGATTGTTCCAGAATACCAAAAACTCGATGCCCATATCAGAGAATCGTTGACGCATTTGTTGATATTCATTCCAATCCGGATCGGTATCTGTTAATGGCCTAACTGCTTTCTCATTGATACCATGCGGTACATATTGCACTGCCCAATCTGGTTTTGGATTACGACGTAACACATTTTTCACAATGTTCTGAGTTTGTTTTGAAATGTTCATTAACAAATCACATGACTCATAGTAATCTTCATTCCAAAAAGGATAGGGCAAATCGTCCCAAATGTTGTAATAGATTAATGGACATTGCTGACGAATCTCATGTTCCATTTGATACAACCAGATCCAATATCGTGGATCGGTGAAATGCATGATGGCATCAGGCTTATGTTCACGAATTAGTTGTCGTAGAATAACCGGATCACCGTAACCATCCCATGGAATAAGTTTCACATCAGCATGATCAATTCCAGCATGTTTATTTACATCTCCAGATAAATCTAAAATCTTACCGCGTTCAGGATGTTTAATAGTTGCTGCTAACTGAACCCAATCATATTTATGGGCAGTTCCAATTACAAATTCTCGGGACATTGTGGCAATGCCGGAATGTGCTCGAAGATCATCTGATAGCAATAAGATCTTCTTTTTCTTTGGCCGATTGGGATCGACTTTCTTTAATTTAGGTAACTGTATTTGTTGCATTTAATAACCGCTTTATTACTTATAAATATCGACTTACTGGGACTCACCTTTATTTTTTCGGCGGAAAATCCAATTATCTACTGGCCAAAATATACAGGCACCGATCAATTGAAATGCAATTACAGTTGCCCAATGAGGCCAATGTAACACATCCGAAAATAAATACATACAAGGTGTTGTAATAAAAAAACCTATCTGCCACTTTGCATGATAGGTTAGAAACTTTTTATTGATTGGATACCATTTCATAACATTACTACTGCTTTCTTTCCACGTTTTTGCATGGCATCTACTGCTGTTTTATAAAAAGATGCCTCCGATTGTTTTTCTAATAGCACGATAAGTCTATCACATGTACGGCCTAATAAAAGGTATCTATGAAAATATTGACTTCCATGATACACTTTACCGTAATAATCTTCTGACATTGCTGAATATAAGTTATACACTGTATGGGCCGGATTGAATTCCATATAATCTAATCCAAACTCGAGAGCATACTTACGGGCATATTTCTCTGCTCCTATAGCAGTTCCGCCAGATACTATGGTTACCTCGTTACCAAATTGCTGTTTAAGTTTAGTAAGTATTTCCTTAATTCGTCTAGCATTCTGATAATTCTTTGAACCTATAATACCTACCTTCATTCTTTAATTCGTTTGGCTAATGGACATAGATCATCATCTTCAGCGAATACACAGAACTTGCAATTTTTACTCTTAGGTCCAGCAATTGCTAAATATTCTCGGTCCATCCGATAAGATCCATCTTCATTGAAACTTGATTCGATAAATGCCTCAATCTCTTTGCGTACTTTGTTACGAGTAGGCTTACCAGATGCAGGAATAAATTCTTGAATACGTTTTTGAGGAAATGCAGCTTCTTCATAAAGCTTGCGTTTCACAATGAAATACTTGATATGGATCTTATCGGGATCAACATTGAATTGCTGAGCAAAATACTCTTTGTACAATATTAGCTGAGAAATTTTTACTTTATCTGCTTTAGCCAATGCATTCCATCCTCTAGTAGACGTTTTAATGTCAATGATATGATATTCATCTTTGTTCTCATCATATAACACCACATCGATATATCCTAGAAACCTTACAACAGACTTTTCACTGATAGGATGATACAATGGAATCTCTACGCCTACTAATTGCCAACCTTTGCTAGAAAAATATGCCGTACGCTTTTTTGTCAAATATTGCAATATTGCAATACCATCTTCGTAAAACTCTGCTAATTCTTTAGGCGTAGAGAAATGTCTACCTTCCATCTTTTCACGAGCATCTTTGTACACTGTCATTAATCGCTCTTTGAAGAATCCAGGAAGGTCCATTGCATTGGCAGCCTTAACGGACTGCGTATAAAGCACACCAAGCCATTCTTGAATAGTTTCATGTAATGCCGTACCAAAGGTTGTATGAATACTAGCATCGTAAATACGATTGCCTCTAGCATACGTTAGTTCCCATTGCTTTGGACATGTAGCAAAACTACTGTATTGAGAAAAGGAAATCTTAGGCTTACCCGATTCGGGTTCCACTACATTGAACTTAAGAAACTTGGAGATCTTGCTCATTTTATTTGGAATAACGTTGACGGATCATTTTACCTAATTCGGCATCATTTGGATAGTCGGCTATCATTTGCTGAATATCAGGAATGATTGACATTTCTTTCTTTAGATACTGAGCCAGATCCAATACCTCTTCATATGCATGCTGCATATAGTTGTCTTTGTTATTTTGATCTAAGGTGGTATTATACTTCTTAATACCTCTTTCGCTACGAGACTTTAGGTCTTCAATAACGGCCTGCGTAATTAAATCTTTCATACTATAAATTTAAGAACTAATTTGCAAAGTACCAAATCATTTGTAAATTAAATTTACGAAAAATAATCCGGCTATTGTACCGATACCGGCACCGAATGCAAAAAGTATACGATCTTTCATGTCACCGAACACTACGCTACGTACATTGAATGTCCATACAAAACTAATCAACGTACCTACTATAAACGCATCTACATAATGTTCATGTGCAATTTCATATACATTGATAGCCACTAGGCATGGTTGCAACATGGCTCGTAGAAATGTAATTAACCGCTGATTCATGAAAACAATTTTTTAATTTCTGATTCGTTTAGCGCATACATCTTTGCCAATGATTCCACTATATCTTTGAAATCGTCTCGTTTACTTAGAATATCTAAATAATCTTCACATTCACGTTCGGAACATTGTAAATGGTTCGTAATAAGCTCAATGAGCCGATCGTTGTATTTGGGCGCTTTTGACCCTTTAACATACTTTAAATACAACTTCTGCTTAGGCAATAGTTCCCGATATAGTTCATATACGTGGCCAGGTTGCATTCCGCCAATAGTATATTGCTGGCATTCATTGATCAATTCAATAAGACCAGAATTCATACTGAGCCATCGGTTCACAATATACGGAGAAAAGCTTTTTCTATCAGCTTCTGATAGGGCACTCCATGGAACCTTTGACTCAGTAATGTTCTTGATATGATCGAATATACTAGCCGCAGTCTTTGGCTTTGGTTCAGCCTTTGGCTTAGTTACCTTTTTCGACATGAACCTGGCCTCCTGTTGCTGTCATCTCTTCAATAATAGCTCCGCAATCATCGCATCGGAATGCTGGCATCGGAACTACTACATCTTTCTGAGCTCCTACTACTAGTTTAGGAATAACTTTCAACATCATCACTTGACGGAAGAATTGGCCGGAGCATTCTTTACATTCGATTGGATCAATGTCATTGATATCGAATCCTGATGATAACAGATCTTGTTTTTTCATTATGCAATGTTATTTAAAATTTTAATGATAGTTGCCATGGCATGAATCTCTTTGTCTACTACAAATGAATCTTGATATTGAGCTTCTGCCAATACTAAAATAACCATGGCTTTGTTTGTCGATGCATATTCATCTAGATGATCGAAAAGAAATCTATACATGGATGTGTAATCCTTAACCTTACTATCTGCTAGAATCTGTCTACAATTAACAAATGCTGATTTGGCATTCTTAGTTTGAAGTTCCTTAAGAATCTCAGTCATGTAATTGCTCTGCATTAAACTATGCTGATCTAACTTAAGTTTACCATCTACAACTTGCCCTTGGCATGTATTAAGGATCCTACGAATATCTGGATAGTTATTGTTTACAATGGCAACCAAATCTGCTTTATCAAATGCAATGTCTTCATCGGATAGCACTTTGGCTACTCGTTTCGCTACTTCAGATTTACTGGGCGGAATGATTGCAAACGTTTGACAACGACTTTGAATAGGTTCAATAATCTTTTCGACATAGTTACATGTTAAAATGAATCGAGTAGTCTTGCTAAAGGTTTCCATTAGATTACGTAATGCTGCTTGAGCATTCGGAGTTAAATAATCTGCCTCATCAAGAATACAAATCTTCCAACGACGAAATCCAATAGTACTTGCAAAGCTTTTAATCTTCTCACGTACAGTATCAACATTGTTTTCATCGGATGCATTGATATACATCACATCTGCATCTACACCATTTGCAATAATTTTTGCCAATGTAGTTTTACCTGTACCAGCTGTACCATAAAACAATAGATGAGGCACATCACCGTTCTGTAAATAGATCTTTACTTTATCAACGATATGTTCATTGCCAACGTATCCATCCAATGTATCCGGACGATATGCCTCTACCCAAAGTGAATTTTCAATGTTTCCAAACATGTTATGCAGATTGCAATTGTACTAGATAATACATTGTTTCGAATTCGCCATCCTTGCTAAATGATACTCGAGCTAGTCCAGCATTACTTACTTCAAGACATCCTTTATCTGCCGACTTATTGGCTACTAGAATCTCTTTCATTAGACTGCTACTAAAACAAATTGCAGACACATTGTTCTTAACAGCTGCTTTAGTTTTAAATGTAACTCGGTTAGTATTCAATGATGAATGGTTGATAATAATATCAGCTTCACCATTCTCAGCTTTAACTGCAAAGTTTTCTGACTCTGGCAATGCATTCTTACTCTTAATGAACTTCTCAAAGAATTCACTATCGATAGTAATGTTAACATCAAAGTCTGGCATATTCTTCATTGTAGGTGCCTGACGAATAACGGCTAGGTCAGCTAACATATATGTAATACGAGTATCAGAATCTTTAATGGACAATGAAAATGCTTTATCACCAGCACTATTAACTGAGATGTCAATTGTTTCATCCAATGCAGATAACAACTTAAGCAATTGTCCGGTTGTATAAACTCCTAACTCAGACTCTGCCAACTTCACATCTTTCATTGTTACCGTACCAACTACGTTCTGGTCATCGGATAGAAAGTTACTAACTAGATCAGTACCATCAGATACCACCTTTACCGAACTAGTATTTCCTGCTAGATAATACTTTTCGATGAATGAAATTAATTTTTTCTTATTCATATTACATTTCAAAAAATTGATTAAACACGTTATTGTTCGGCAAGCTACGAGTATCGCCTCCAAACTTATTATACATTTGACGATACTTCTCAAATACTAGTACCGGGTCATCAGAAGTAAACATTTCTTCAATACTACGAAGAACATTGTACATATCAGATGGCACAACTGTTTCTAGCAATTCGGTATGACATTTCATCATTTCATTGATTTGCTCACAGGTCTTCTGATATACAATTAAGTTGTTCAACGTCATACGAGTTGTTACATCACCTTTATATGAAGATACATCACCAAAAGTAAATCCTTCTGATACTGGATGCCCATATGGATTAGGTACTGGATCTGATGCGTTATATGGAAGATTCTCTCCTTTAGGAAAATACAGATCCACAAATGTCATGTTACGGAATTGCGGAGTATGTAGGTATGTTCCGTATACCGGATACAATCCTGGAGATGAACTATCTGTTGATACTTGAATTCTACCGCCATGATACTTGTTAAACATCTTTTGGATAAATGCCAAGATAAAGAAATCGGAAATCTTTGAAATACCTAGTACGTGTACATATTCATTTCTTGTCTTATCAAATTCTTTATGCTTAAGCATTGGAGCCAACGCAGACATTAACATGGTCAATCTCTTTTGAGCTCCCCCTAAACACCATCCAGAGAAATCGAAATCTTTAACTTTCAAATACCAATGCTCATATTCTTCAAGATTGTTACCTTGAATCACATTGAGGAACTTGGTCTTACCAGATTGGTTCTCGGCAAAGTATTTGAAGTTATCATAGCTAATATCTAAACACTCATAGAACTTGCCATCATACTTTGCTCGAGGCGGAATATCCAAGTTAACTGCCAGGTCGGTATTGTTTTCTAACCAATTGAAAATAGTTTCTTTGAATTTTGGATCCCATTTAATAGCACCCGTTGCCAATTGGAAACCTCCGGAGTCACCTAACACTGTCACTGATTTTTCTAGTCCATACATTGTACGGGTATCTGGCCATTTATAATGGTGACCAGCTGTTACTAGAAAATACGGATGTCGCCACTCCGCAGGAAATTCTTCCGAATAAAAGCGAGATGTAAGTCCTGGCTTCACTTCTTTATTCTTTTTGAAGTAATCAGAACAACCACCTGCTGATAGGGAAGGATAATAAATTAAATCTTTCATTGGTTATCTTGTTTTAATAAATGCTCACATAATGCACGTTCATGCCATACATTGATTTCGAATTTTGGTTCATTGGCTACGATCCATCCTTCCATTCTACGTCCTAGATCTGCTACCTGAGCGAAATCATAGTGACATCCAAAATGATCTTGTTTCGTAACTTCAAGCAATCCTGTCAATGCACTTGCAAGATCAAAGGCATGATACATTCGATCTGCCGGAACAAATTCTGGGAAGCTTCGGAAGTTAGGGAACATCACATCAATGCCAAATGTAGTTCCTTCCAATACTGTCCATGATACATAGTCCTGCAGCGAAGTATTGAATAGAACCATACCAGTTGCTAATTCCGTATAGTATTCTTCTTTGCTAAGGCCGGTAAGAATTTTAAACCTAGGTTCTTCAATTGAATAATTGATCAATGCCTCAACTGCACCAGGCATCATGCTACGTAAATGTTTACCACTTGTAGTGATATGCCATTCATAGTCTTCACGGCATTTAAGAAATTGCTTGGCAACCTCTAACATGAAGAATGGATTCTTTTCTTTGTCAAATCTAGATGTATATACAATTACTTTCTTACGAGGTTCTTTTCGTAGTTCATCATAGTTAGGAAGAACCTTAAGGGTCAATTCTTTATGCAATGGTAACGATACCACATGGATAGGAGCATTGAAGCCGGCTGCTCGTAATTGCTCTTTATGAATGGTGCTACCTACAAAGATACCTGCCATTCGCTTATCAATACCTAATTCAATAGGACGCATCCAATCTCTCATTGCCCAAGTGAAGTCATATTCATCAACTGATTGAGCATGTAACATGGAATAGAACTTCACATTGATATTGTATAGATCCAATGCATAGAAGATACTTTCAATTCCAGGATGCCAAAAGTCTTGCAAGAATACCACATCACCATCGGATACCATTTCTTGATTAAGCATATCTAGAAA